CTCTTCTAGTTGGTTCAGAAGTGACTGTTCGCTTTATGCCAGAAGGCGCAGCATCTGGAGATGCGTATCTGACTGGCAGCGCAATCGTCACTGGTAAAACTATCACAGGCAGCTTTGACGGCATGGTAGAATCCACAATCACACTTCAGGGTACTGGTTCATTGAGTGCTGCTACGGTTTAATTTAAAAGGATATAATTATGAGTATTTCGAAGCGCATTGCAGAACGAACATCGAATAAGCGTCACATCGACGTTCCAGAATGGGGTGATGAGGGCAAGCCGGAAACGGTCTATTATGGACCTTTGCTTGCTGGTGAATTAAACCGCATCCAGCGCAAGCATCCCAAATTTTTAAGCGACACATCATTTGATGCAATGGTTGATCTAATCATTCTTAAAGCTGAGAATGGTCAAGGTGAAAAGCTGTTTACGCTTGAGGATAAAGCTATTTTGATGCGTGAAGAAGTGTCAGTAATCTCCACTGTTGCTGCTGCATTTATGAGCGGTGACAGTGTAGAGGAGCAGGAAAAAAACTAAGAAACGATCCGCTTAGGTATAACCTTCTTACCTTGGCGGATCGGCTTGGCAAAACCATTGCAGAGATTGAACTTATTTCAATTGAAGAGTATAATGAATGGGTCGCTTATTTTAACCTGAGCGAAGAAAGGCAAAAGCGTGGCGGCCCAAAACCAAAAAATTGAGTATTTATTTGCTGCTCAGGTTACTGGGCAGAATGAACTTAAAAAGCTGACTTCTGCTGTTGATGCTCTTCGCAAAGAAATGGACGCGCTGAAAAATGCCAATGGCCCCCTTGCTGACGGCATGGGAAAAGTTGAAGGCGCGGCCAGAAAATCTGCAAAAGGTCTTGATGAAGCCTCTAAGGCGATTCGTAATCACCGCCAGGGTGTCCAGCAAGCTGGTATGCAGATCAATGACTTCGTAACCAGTGTATCAACTGGTGCGAGTCCTTTACAAGCATTTAACCAACAAATTGGCCAGGTTGGCTATGCTATGTCCATGATGGGCGGCGTGGCTGGGAGGATTGGTGCGTTCCTTGCTGGGCCTTGGGGCGCTCTTGTCATTGGTGCTGCGATGGCTATTAGCTTTTTTATAGAAAAGTTAATGGCTGGTGAAAAAGCTGCCGCGCAATTGGAAATTGCATCATCTGCCTTGAGTTCAGGGCAGTCTGCTCTTGGCGATATGTTCGACATGACTAGCGGCAAGATAAAAAGTAACACACTTGAAACGCGCCTTAACACGCTTGCTAAGATTGAAAATCTTAAAGTAACGGCAGCAGAGCAAAAGGCATCCTTAACTTCGCTGAATAAACAAATTCAAAGGACTGGTGTTCTAAACACCGTGACAGACAAGCTTGGATTAATTGCGACTGGTTTTTACTCAGAAGGTTTGGGGTCGGCTGGCGGCTTCTTCCCTGGCCTTACGGGCGGTATGAGCCAGATTGATAAAAACAGGTCTGATCTTGTTAAGTTTTCAAATGACGTTGAAACGGCAATGGCAAACGCTCAAAAAGGAGTGGCTGGGGCTGATAAGGAAATTGAGAAACTTTTCCGAAGAATTGATAAATTAGACCTTAGAGGGACTAGGTTTAAAAAGATAGAATTGCAGCAAGCCCTGCTTAGTGGAACGTCTGGAGCAGCGTTGGAAGCCTTAATTCCAAAGCTGGAGCAATCAGTTAATCAAGGTTCTGTCGCGGCAGGGCTTTTGAAGCCAGACAACAAAAGGGAGCGAAAGCCAAAGGTTGTTTCTGAGACTGATAAACTGCGCGCTGCTCAAAAAGCTATTATCGCAGAGTTTAAACTTGGCAATTTAACTTTAGCCGAATTTGAAACCAAACTTGTCGCTGTTACAGACGCATTTGGTGACGCCAAGAATCCAGCAGAAGATTATTTGAAGCAGTTTAAGGAGGCCAATGACAATGTTGAGAAGTTCAAAAAATCAACAAATGATCTGACAACAAAGGCGCTGCCAGATTACATAAACAAACTGCGTGACCTAGAAGCGCAGTATGAAAGCATTCAAAAAAGTGAAAAAATGACTGGCGATCTTCAGATCGGCTTCATGAACGCAATCAAGGCTGTCGCTACTGGCCCGATAGATATGCTTATTAAAAAGTATGAATCTCTTAATACTGGTATGACGCAGTTTGAGCAGGATCAGGCTGCGGCGAAAGCTGTGCTTGATGCGCTGAGTGCGGAAACTGGCGAAGCCGCTGGCGTTGGCGCTGATGCCGCTAGGGAGGCCATCGGCAGATTAACAAAAGCAATGGATGATGCCAGAATCAGGGAAAAAAATGAGGAAATAAAGAACTCATTTGAAGCAATTGGCAACTCTGTCAGCGAGGCCTTTAAGGGTATGCTTACTGGCGCAATGTCTTGGAAAGATGGTATGCGGAGCATTATTGGTTCCGTGATTGACCAGTTGTGGAAACTGTTTGTTGTGCAGCAAATTGTTGGGCTTATTACTGGCGCATTTGGTGGCGCAAGAGCGGCCCCTAACGCTGCCAGCGCCAGTGGAAACATCGGTATGAGTAGCCCAGGCAATTTTATGCCACTTACATTAAGGGCGCGAGGCGGCTCTGTCGCAAAGAACAGCCCATACATGGTCGGTGAGCAAGGCCCAGAATTGTTTATTCCAGGTGGCAGCGGTACAATTATTCCTAACCGGAACCTGTCAAGCAATGGCGGCGGCAGCAACTTCAATATCAGCGTAGATGCGCGTGGCGCTTCCGATCCTGCGGCTGTTCGCGCTCAGGTGCAACAGGGCATTCTTGAGGCTGCTCCGGCTATTATAGCGGCGGCAGAATCACGGACAATATCAAGCCTTCGTAGGCCGCGCCTAGGTGGAGCAATGCAGTAATGGCGACAATCACATATCCCTCAACCCCAAAGCCAAGCGGAATGTCTTGGCGGTTGGTTATGCCAGCGCAGACCAACGTGTCTGATTGGACGGGGCGCAGACAGACTATCGCATCTGGTCGCGGATGGTGGGAGTGCCAGTTGTCACTGCCTCCAATCGTAGGGACCGCTAACGTCAACGCATGGCGCTCGTTCATAGCCAAGAGCCGTGGCCGTGCGAACGATTTTCAGATTCCTGTTGACGCAACTGCGCAGTCGGCAGCAACCGCCACTCCTTTAGTAAATGGTGGAGCGCAGACAGGCCGGACGCTAACAACTGACGGCTGGCCTTTATCATCAACCGTGCTTGTCGCTGGGCAGTTTGTAACCATCAACAATCAGCTTTTGCAGTTGACTGAAAATGTAACTTCAAACGGGTCTGGTGTCGCAACACTCACGTTCGAACCGCCGATCCGCACATCCCCAGCGGATAACGCAGCAATTGAATACAAGAACCCGTATTGCCTAATGTACTTCGTAGAGGAGCCAACGCTTTCAGTTGAGAATGGTTATGTGTATAGCCTCTCGCTGAATCTACGGGAGTCCTTCTAATGGTTGATGCAACCACACAGGCTGCGCTTGAAGCCACAGTCGTTAATTGGCGTGTCTTAATTTATGCCGACTTTGTTGGCGATGTCCTGCGTGGCACAAGCGGACTTTATAACAAGACAATCTCTGGATCAGGCGATTCTGAACTGGATGGCACTTACGACAGCTTCAACCACGATCTGATTAATGTTTCGACTGTGAAGCACAACGAATCTGGTTCAGATACTGTGTCCATTTCCATGAGTGGCCTTGTTGTGAACAATGCTGACTTTTTGGCTATTATTGGCGACAAATCAAAGTGGCAGGGACGCATTGCGCGGCTTTGGTTTTATTGCGTCAACGAGAATGAGGGGCAAGTAGGCTCCATCATTCCATATTACACTGGCTACATGAATGAAGTGAGTATTTCTGGCAGCGCAGAAAGCCAGACAGTCACTCTTACCATTGAAAACTATTTAACAAGCATCGCTGGTGCACAGAACAAAACATACCTTATCCAAAATATCTATGATGCTGGCGATTTAAGTGGAGAGGCCGCTATTTCTGCTGCCAACGGCATGGCTGAAGCTGGTAACTACGGATACGGCGGCGGCGGCGCTG